TTTTATACACAGGTGCTAAAATAATTGGAACACAGGAAATGCTGCAGTGGGAAATGTCAGAAAACATGACAAGACCATTTGCTGATACTACTAAGGTAGAAATGAATTACGCTATAACGGCACCTAGAATGTACAAAGGTCGCATAGACTCTATCGTAAGTAAGGTAACTGGTTTTGCTGATATGATTCAATTGACTCATTTGAAACTTCAACAAGTTATGTCTAGAATAGTGCCAGACGGTGTTTTCTTAGACATGGATGGTTTAGCTGAGGTAGATCTTGGTAATGGAACTAACTACAACCCTGCGGAAGCATTAAATATGTATTTTCAGACTGGTTCTATAGTTGGTAGATCGCTCACTCAAGACGGTGAATTAAACAGAGGTAAAGTACCTATTCAAGAGCTTAATTCTTCCAGCGGACAAGCTAAAATACAAAGCTTAATACAAACGTATCAATATTATTTACAAATGATCCGTGACGTAACTGGATTGAATGAAGCTAGAGATGGTTCTGCTATGGATAAAAACTCTTTGGTAGGACTGCAAAAGATGGCTGCTAATGCATCCAATGTTGCAACTAGACACATATTACAGTCTAGTCTATATTTAACCCTTAAAACCTGCGAAAACATATCTCTTAGGATTTCTGATGTATTAAACAATCCATTAACAGCTAACGCTCTCCAACAAAGTATATCTTCCTACAACGTAGGCACGCTTAAAGAAGTTCAAAACTTAAATTTACATGACTTTGGTATATTTTTAGAACTAGAACCAGACGAAGAAGAAAAACAACTTTTAGAACAAAACGTACAAATAGCCTTACAAGCAGGCGGAATTGACCTTGACGATGCTATAGATATTAGACAGGTTAAAAACTTAAAGCTAGCAAATCAAATGCTTAAGCAAAAAAGAGCTGTTAAAGCTAAAGAAGAGCAAGCTAAGCAAATGGCTAACATACAAGCCCAAGCTCAGGCTAATGCTGAGAGTGCAGAAAAAGCAGCTTTATTTGAAGTACAAAAACAACAAGCTTTAACTCAAGAAAAAGTTAATATAGAGCAAGCTAAGTCGCAATTTGAAACGCAAAGAATGCAAACAGAGGCTGCAATTAAAAAAGAGTTAATGGCAGAAGAGTTTAATTATCAAATGCAACTAGCTCAAGCTACTATACAAAGAGAAGCTGAAAGAGAAAAAGAAATAGAAGATAGAAAAGACGAAAGAACTAAAATCCAAGCAACTCAACAGTCTGAGTTAATAGATCAAAGAAAAAATGACTTGTTACCTAAAAACTTTGAGTCAAGTAACGATAGTCTAGGAGGTTTTGGCTTAGAACAGTTCAGTCCTAGATAAAGAGTAAACACAATTATTTAATTATATTATATTATGTCAGAAGTAAAACAAGAAGAACCTGTTAAGCAGGAAGGTGAGTTTAAAATTAAAAAGAAAACTCCAAAAAAATTAACACCACAAAACGATGGACCTATAAAGGTTAACATCAAAGAACCTTTAATTGAAACTGAACCAGAAGTTACAAAGGTAGTAATACCTAGTGAAGAACCTGTCAAAGAACAAGCTAAAGAAGTTTCCGCGCCAGAACCTGTAGCTGTTGAAGATTTTCAACAAATACAAGAGGTAACTGAAGAGGAAAAAAAAGAGGTAAAACAAGTGGTAGCAGAAGCTAAAGAAGCTTTGAGAGATGAAAAGATACTAGGAAAAGCTTTACCTGAAAACGTAGAGAAGTTAGTTTCTTTTATGGAAGACACAGGCGGAACAGTTGAAGATTACGTTAGATTAAACGCTGACTATTCAAATGTATCTGACGAAGTGCTTCTTAAAGAATATTATTTAAAAACAAAACCTTATCTAGAAAACGATGACGTGAGTCTCTTATTAGAAGACTATAGTTATGACGAAGAATTAGATGAGGATATAGATATACGCAAAAAGAAGCTTGCGTTAAAGGAAGAGGTTGCTAAAGCCAAAAACTTTTTAGAGGAAACAAAGAGTAAGTACTACGACGAGATCAAGTTGAGACCGGGCGTAACTCAAGACCAACAAAAAGCTACGGATTTTTTCAATCGCTACCAAGAAGACCAGAGTAGAGCTGTGCAGAAGCAGGATCAGTTTAAGTCCCAAACTAAAGAATTATTCAACGAAGATTTCAAAGGTTTTGATTTCGAAGTTGGAGAGAAAAAATTTAGATACGGACTGCAAAACAAAGATGCTGTTGCTGAAAAACAATCTGACATTAACAATTTCGTTAAGAAGTTCTTAGACGATGACGGTAATGTTATAAATCACAAAGAATACCACAAAGCTCTATATGCTGCTATGAATACTGATAAACTAGCTAATCATTTTTACGAACAAGGTAAAGCTGATGCCGTAAGAGATGTTGTTAACAGCTCAAAAAACCCTAGTACAAGCCCAAGGCCTACTAGTGACGGTAATGTTTTTGTAAATGGTTTCAAAGTTAAAGCTATTAGTGGCATGGACTCTTCAAAGCTGAAAATTAAAACAAAAAAATTTAACTAAAAAAACTAAAAATTATGGCTTTAACTCCAACATTTGGTAGTATAATCCCTTCTCAAACGCAGCAGGTATTAAACACAAACTACCTAACTTTTAACGATGCCGCGGGAGGTGGAACTTTCGCGCAACAGTATTTACCTGAAATTTATGAGCAAGAAGTAGAGCGTTACGGAAACCGTACGTTATCTGGATTCTTACGTATGGTAGGTGCTGAATTACCAATGACTTCAGATCAAGTAATTTGGTCAGAACAAAATAGATTACATATTGCATATGACAGCTGTTCATTTGTAGATGCTGGAGCTAACCAAGCTTCTATAATCACTTTAGGTGGTGGAGCAACTGCTTTGAATGTTATATCTATAAATGATACTGTAGTTGTTTTAGATCCTGCTGGATTAGAATCAAAAGGTATTGTCACAGCTGTAGCCGGAACAGGTACCGCTGGTGGAACTATTACAGTACAACCTTTTGGAGCTACTTCTCTTACAACTGATGGATTTGCAACACCTGCAGCTACTTTGAAAGTATTTGTATACGGTTCTGCATATAGTAAAGGAACTAGCATTGGCGCTGGTGGTGGAAATTCTGCTGACAGAGTTAGTGTAGAGCCTGTACTTACTCAGTACGCAAACTCTCCTGTTATTATTAGAGATCAATACGTAGTATCTGGATCTGATATGGCACAAATTGGATGGGTTGAAGTTGCAACTGAAGATGGAACATCTGGATTCTTATGGTATTTAAAAGCTGAATCTGAAACTCGTTTACGTTTTGAAGATCACTTAGAAATGTCTGTAGTTGAAGGTGAACTAAATGTTAACGCTACCCCACTTGCTAATTATGGTGCTGCTGCTTTACCTGGTACTCAGGGTTTATTTGCTGCTATCGAAGATCGTGGTAATGTAAACACAGGTTTTACTGCTGCTACTGGATTAGCTGATTTTGATGCTATCTTGAAAAACTTAGATACTCAAGGAGCAATTGAAGAAAACATGTTATTCTTACAAAGACAAACATCTCTTGATTTTGATGATATGTTAGCTGGTGTTGGTGGACCTTCTACTGGACTTTACCAAGGTGGTAGCTCTTTTGGATTATTTGAAAATTCAGAAGATATGGCTTTGAACTTAGGATTTAGCGGTTTCCGTAGAGGATCTTACGACTTCTATAAGACTGACTGGAAATACTTAAACGACGCTTCTACTCGTGGAGGTATTGATGGTGTTAGCTCTATCGAAGGTGTATTAGTACCTGCTGGAACTTCTACTGTTTACGATCAGATCTTAGGAACTAACATCCGTCGACCATTCTTACACGTACGATACAGAGCTTCACAGTCTGATGATCGTCGTATGAAGTCTTGGTTAACTGGTTCTGCTGGAGGAGCTTACACATCAACTTTAGATGCTATGGAAGTAAACTTCTTATCTGAAAGATGTTTAGTAACTCAAGCTGCTAACAACTTTGTACTTTTCAAAGGAGTATAGTAACTTAACAATAACAATCCCTGCCTTCGGGTGGGGATTTTTTATATGACATTAGCCCCTTACTAGTTATATACTATGGCTATTGTCACAATTTTAAACTATTTAATTATATTATATTATGGCTAAACAAGCTACAAAAACTGCAACAAAAAATGTTGCTACAGAAGAGGTAATTAATGAAATTAATTATGCTGAATCAACTGTTGCG